GAAAGCCACATATCATCTCCAATTTTTTAGTTCGTCTAACATTTCTTTAGCATCTTTTATTTGTTTTAACAATTTTTCTACCTCGTGTACAATGTTAGGATGCTCACCAACACCTACAGGGTTTTCCATATAAACTTTTACATTGGCTTCTGCTTGTGCCATTTGTGCTTCGTATTTTTTTTCTAAAGCATCTACAATAACATCTTTATAACTAGCCATTATGCTCTCCTACTTCTTCTTATAGAATCTTTACCTTTTTTTGCAATAGCAACTACCTTGCTTTTACCCATAACTTTAGCTCGTTGTTCCATTACTGTTAGTATCTGTATTTTTCTTGCAAAAGGTTTAGATATTCTTCTAACCTTTGATACTGTTCTTCTAGCATCTGCTGGAGTTGCAAACTTAATTCTTACTGTATCTCTAGGATTTTCATCTGTGTATAATCTTCTACCTGATCCTTTTGGTTTTTTTCCTGTACCTTTACGAGGATCACGTCTCATACTATTTCCCTAGCTGAACCTAATATTGGTTTGTATTTTGTTTTACCCTCTGATTTATATGCGTGTAAGTATGATGCACGTCTACCCTCAGGTATCCAACTACAATGTATCCAACCTGAGTTAGGTTCACCTGGTGTATAGAACTCGAGGATCATTTGATCTGGCTCAAGGTTATCTTTGATCCAATCAAAAAGTTCAGCGTTGTCTGTGCCAACTACTTCGAAGTCTGCTGCTTCAGCTTTAGCGTGTTGTGATCTAGCTGAACTACCAATAGCCTCGCATAATTCTACACTACGAAATCCACTAGTTACTTTGACTCTACCAAAGTGATCACGAACTGGTTGTAAAATATTTTCACAAAGTAATTTTAATTTTTCTATTTGATCTGCATTAGGATTATTATCTATTCCTTTACGAATTGCAGTATCTGATTTGGTAAGCTCTAATAAAGAAAAGTTACGAGATAGTTGCATAGATTATTTTTACCTTTAGTTTCTTTTGTTCCAAAGTTGTTTGACGATTGATAAGAGAGCCTTTAGTTTTTCTTTTATAGCCATCTTTAGCTTGATAATTTTGTTTTCTAAAATTTTTAGTTTTGACATCATAAGCAGTATACTCACCTGTAGTCATATTTAAAGTCACAATATCTATAGGTCCAAGTCCTCCAAGTGGGGTAAATACAAGTATATTTGGGTCTTTGGCAAAGTCAAGCTGTGCTGCAAGTTCATTAACCAATCCAGTAACTGCTTTTTTATGCCTAGCCATTCCATTTAAAAAAACCAACAATAGCTGCAATCAATCCTGCTAAAAATATTAATACGTTTACAGCTCCCTTTCCCTTGTTCATGTCTTGTCTTAAATCTTTTATATCCTTACGCATCTCATCTATAGCTTTGAATAATGTTTTCATTCTTTCTGCACAGATTGCTTCGTGTTTAGATATTCTATGACCTAATGATGCTTGTACGATTTCTTCTGCTTTTTTCTTTCTAGGCATTGGAGGATATTTCCTTACATTCAAACTTAATAACTGTTTTATTTTTATTAATGTAATCTTTATCCCATTCTTCTAATGTGTTTAAATTTCTATATGTGCTTTGTGCAACAGCATAACCTGCATCTACACAATCATAAAAACTATTAAATTGATAACCTGATATTGAACTATTAGGACATAAATTTGTTATGCCACTGCACATATACAATATCAGAATATATTTCATTGTTATGGTTTTGTTGGAAACTCAACTGCTTTTACTTGTTCTTTTGTTGATAGACCCTCTGTAATATCTCTTAGCTGTTGCCTGTAATCTTTCATTTCATCTGACATTGTAACATCAGATAAAGCATAAAAATCTGTTTCAGCTAACTTATTATTTCTATCTTGTCTTAAAGATGCGATTGCTCTATCAAAAGCACCAGCTTCCCAATCAGCTTCTTCTTGATCTCTTTGTGCTTCTTCTTCAGCAGTAAGCTGTATTCTTTCTCCATTTACTAATTTATATCTTGGCATAATGTTCTCCTTATATGTTAATTTAAACCAAATAGCAATATCTGTCCACTATCTATATTTCCTGATACAAATTTAAATTGGATTGCATTTACTGCTGATGTTGTATTTCCATAACCAGCAGAAAATTGATCTACTGAATAGTTACCTGAATTATAAGCATTAAATCTTGAAATATAATGTTTTACAAAAGTAGTGCTAGATGGGTTAAATAAATGTAAAGTTCCTGAACAACTTTCATCACTATCACCACCCACATTATAAGCTAAAGGTTGAAAGTCAGTAGATTGTGCTAAATCTACATAAGTATTATATTGAAGACCTGAATCACTTCCATCTTCTTTATGATAACCCTCGTAAAAAGTAGTTGTTTTTGTAACATTGTAATTACTCCCACCATCTATACTCATATTAAAATGAAAATTTTTATCATCTGTTTGTGGGTGTATGTTAACAAAATAAAAAATGTATTCCTTATAGGTGCTATCAATCCCTGATGTGAAACTTATACTTGCTGATGATGATGCTGTTTGTGTTGCAATATGTGTAAGACTTCCAAGAGAAGTTATTGAACCAAATTGTGTTATATCTTTTACTGATCTATTATTTAGTTTGACTATTGACATTTAGCTTCCTTTTATTCCATAGAGTTTGATTGTACCATCAAAATTTCCACCGCTTTCTACACTAAATTGAATTGCATCAATAGCGGATGTAGTATTTGCATAACCAGCAGTATATACATTCATAACATAATCTGATACATAATATGTGCATGTTCTTGCTATAAAATGTTTTACAAATGTAGTTGATGAGGGATTAAATAAAATAAGTTCTCCAACTGCACTTTCATCTGACCCATTACCAGCACTTTCAGTAAAAACTTGAACTCCTGTTCCATTTGCTAAATCGTTTCCTGTTCTATATCCTAATGATGTTGCACTTCCACTTTCATTATGATAGGCACTAAAATAAGTTGAGGTTTTAGATACATTGTAATTAGATCCAGTATCTGCACTTAAATTAAATTGAAATTTTTTATCATCCGTAGCTGGATTTAAATTAATAAATTTAAACAAATAAATAGGATATGTGCTATCCAAGACTACATCTGAACTTCCATGAACAAAAGATATTGAAGAACTTGAACTAGCAGTTTGTTCTTTTATTAAAGTCATTTTACCTTGTGCTAAACTTCCAGGTGTAGTGATAGCTGATATAGAATTATTATTATGTTTTATTAAACCAAAAGACATTAGGTTACTCCATATAATTTTATTGTACCACTATCTATGTTTCCTGATGAAAATTTAAATTGGACTTCATCTATTGCACTGGTTGTATTAATATATCCAGCAATAAAGTTATTTTTAAGCTGTGAATCTCCACCACCTACTTCAGCTATAGTGCTCATAAAGTGTTTAACAAATGTAGTTGATGATGGATTAAATAAATGTAAGAAACCAGAAACACAATTATCATTAGCATTTCCAGAATCTTCAGATAAATATTGAAAACCAGTTCCTTGAGCTTGGTCAGCAGCAGTATTATAAGCAAGTGCAGCAGCACTATCGCTTTCTGTATGTCTAGCTTTTATAAATGTAGAAGTAATAGTTTCATTATAGCCACTTTCTCCAACAGCATTAAATTGAACTCCAAAATCTTTTTCAGATTCTTCTGGGTGTATATTATAAAACTTAAAAATATATTCTTTATAAGTAGAGTCTATTCCTGAAGTAAAACTTATTGTAGATGAACTTGATGCAGTTTGAGTAGATATTAAATTAAGAACCCCACCTGATACTGAAGCTGGAAGTGCTGTTACTGCTGAAAGAGAATTGTTTTTAGCAAAGAGTAGAGCCATGTTATGCTCCTATGGTTTTTTTGGAAATTCAACCGCTTCAACTTGTTCAACAGTTGTCAATCCATTTGTTATATCTCTTAGATTTGTTCTATAAGTTTGCCATTCAGATTTTTTTTCATCTGTTAAAGGTGAACTTGGTAAATCTGTCCAATCTGAATCTATTAATAAACTATTTCTTTCTGATCTTAAACTTTTTAATGCTTGTTCTAAAGCACCACCATTTTCCCAAGCATTATCATTTGCTTGTTTAGCAACTTTTTCTTCAGATGTCATATCTCTTAAAACACCATTTTCATATATTTTATATGTTGTTGTCATAATTAACCTTTATACTTTCATTCCATATAATGACCAATGTTCTGCACCAAAATTACCACTATATGAATTGATATTTATTCCTGTACTAGCATCTGTATCATCTAAAATTCCTGCACCTATATCTCTTGAAAATACTGCTCCATCATGTCTTTCGTGAAAAACCTGCCAACCAATATTTTTTTTATTTGATGATTGTGGATCAAACACATCAACAATAACTGTTGCACCCAAACCAGCATTTGAAGATACATTTTCTGCACATATAACAAATTTATCTGCGTTCCAACCACTTGTTGCAGTTGCAAAAGAATGAGAACCACTTGATCTGTAGTTATAACCAACTGCATAAACATAATTTGATGATGATATTGCTCCTGATGATTTATAAATTCTAATGTTAAGTGTAGATGTTCCTGAACTACTAACACCATTAAAAATCCATCTGTAGTTATAATAATCACTAGTGTAATATCCATATAAATTACTATCAGCAGTTATGTTATCTCCACCAGCTAATTTAACAAAATTACCACCACCATCAGCAAAAGATAACTGTCCTATGCCTGTTGTACCTGACCCTGATACAGAAGCTACTTTTAAAAATTTATCAGCAGTTACATTTCCTGTTGGTAAAATTAATTTATAAGATTGACCAGCCGAGTGTGCTGGAGATGCAATCTTAACACCATGAGAATTTTGTGAGCAGTTTAATTGTAAAGTTCCATCAGTTGTGCCATCTCCTTTAATTTGTAATCCAGCAGCACTTGATGTTGATACAAAGTTTGCTTTAGCATCTGTAACTGTAGCATCACTTGGTACTCCTAAATCTAAAACATTACCTAGTAGCATTATAAAATCTATAACATCTCCTGTTGCTAAAGCAGATGCAAAAGTAATTGTTGAACCTGATATTGTAAATGATGAACCAGGTTTCTGTAAGATACCATTCAAAGATACCAGCATGTGATTTACACTTTCAGGAACTACATTAGTTGATGATACTTGCATCGTGTATGCCGCTTGTCCATTGACTACACTTATTGCATCACAAACTTGAAAGTTTCCTACTATTGGTTCTTTTCCTATATATGCCATATTATAATGCTTCTATTTCTGCATCAGTTAATCCTAATGCTTTTAATTTGTTTTGTGCAGATATTTTATCATTTGCTTTTTGTGTTTCAGCATCTTTCAATTCTTGTATTTTTGCATCTACTTCTTCTTTACTTGGCATCGTTGCACCATCTTTAATTATTTTAATATTAGCATAAGTCATTCTATCTGCATTTCGAATTACATTTCCATTATCATCTTCTTTTTTCCAACCATACCAATTACCACCATTAAAAGTTGATAAAGCCATTTGTAAATAATCTTTATCCATTTTATGTATCTCCTAATCTGATAAAATTAAAATAAGTGAAATTCATAGTGCTATTTCCCATTAATGATGTTCCAGAAGAAATACTTGATGTTGAAAATTTAACTTTATGTGTAGATACATTTGTTACATCAAAATAAAAACTTGTTGTAGATGAACCAAAACCAGTTGAACTTCCATCTCCAGCAGTTAATCCTTTAGCCACTTCAGTATAAGACCCATTATCAGTAGTGACATTAATAATAAGATTAACACTATCATCAGGAATAGCTTCAAAAGAACCTGTAGTTTCAACTAAGTATATTCCTGTGCTTGGAAAACTAAATATACCTGAACTCTCTGTCATTCCTGTTCCAATATAACCAAATCCTGTAGAATCATTTCTTTCTAAATTTGCAGTAATATCTGAACTATCTGTTTTATTTGCAGTTAATCTCCATTGATCTGCTTCTGTAATTCCACCACCACCAACTAAACTAGCATCTAATCTTTTTAAAACTCCAGCATCACTAATTAAAAACTCATCTGTATCTGCTGGTGCAGTTGCTAATTCTGTTTGTGATGATATGACATCTGCATTTAAT